CTATTACGCAAAATATAACGGTTCATTGCATAACAACGTGGTTCGTTCTTTAAGCGGAACAAGCCCATGCAAAAATTTAAGCGGGGTAACTCAAAGACAATATTGTCAATCTAACGGAAGCGGGCATGAATGCCGTGAATGGTCGTTTGTTCGTTTGATGTGGTATTTACACATGTTAATCGGTCATACTACCGACGTTCAAACAGTTTTCGGGACTGGTCGTTATACTGGCGGTTCGCAAAACTCAAACGCTCAACTTACAAGCGGATTGAACGACGACAAAGGAATGTTTCATGGCGATAATAACAACGGAACGGTAACAACATTCTTTATTGACAATTTTTGGGGCAATATTTGGGAATTGACCGTCGGTTGTATTCAAAAAAGCGGAAAATTATTATTCAAAATGACGCCGAATACTTATGACGGGTCAACCGCGACCGATTACAATACAGACGGAACGGGCTATCTTGATTCAGGCGTAAACGTCGGAACAGGAACATTGACGCAAGTTCATATAAAAGAAATGAAACTTGTTCCGAAAATCGGACTTGTTCCGTCTAATTTTGACGGCGGTTCGACTTCGACTTATTATTGCGACGCTTTTTGGTCGTCAAACGTAGTCGGATTTTTAAGGACTGGTGGCGGTTCGTACTCGGGCGATGGCTTGTCGAACGGTTTGTTCGCGTTCGATGTGACCGATGTCGCGTCGCACTCGGGTTGGAGCTGTGGCGTGTCGCTCTCTTTCAAAAACCCTCTTTAAGGGGGTTCGGGGGCTTTCCCCCGTTTGTTAATGCTTTTTCATAACTTCATACAATAAAAGGGTTTTGAGGATTAAAGTCGTGGTGGCAGTTCGAACTCGAGCAATGGCTTGTCGAACGGTTTGTTCGCGTTCAATGTGAACAATGTCGCGTCGAACTCGAATTGGAACTATGGCGTGTCGCTAACTTATTACAAAAAATCTCTTAAAAACATCAATCTTCAAAATCCTTGCCACTTGGCAAAAATCAGCCGATAAGAGGTGCGTATTAGTAATCAAAAGACGAACGTTCGCAAGGCGAGTTAATAAGAGATTTGGAATCCTCATGAAAACATACAAGCATTTAATCGAATATGCTTTAAGTGATGAATGCATGGACAAAGCGTTAAACAACGCAATAAAGAGAAAAACATGGCGTCAAGAAGTTCAAGACTTGTTCGCTCATAAAGACGAAGTAAAAGCGCAGATTCGCGAAGACATTTTGAATCGTAGGTTGAAACAAATTATTCATCGCGGATATAGGCGACTTGACGGGGCAATGAAAAAAGAACGAATCATCGTGCAACCTTATTTCACAAGGACGCGCCCCGAACAATGGATTCAGCATATAGCGATTGAAGCCGTTCGCCCGATAATTTCAAAAGGATTTTATTTCCATTCTTGCGGTTCAGTTCCGCAAAAAGGCGTTCATTGCGGGAAAAAATATCTTGCGAAATATATCAAAAAACATCAAAAGGACGTTCGATATTGTCTTAAAATAGACGTTCGGAAGTTTTATCAATCAATAAATACGGATTTGTTGAAATATAAACTTGAACGAATTATCAAAGACGATTTAATGCTTTATTTGCTTTATTGGATAATCGACAATAACGTCGCAATTCTTGACGACGGGTCAGTTATCGCGGGCGGGCTTCCCGTTGGCGGTTATCCGTCGCAGTATTTCGCGAACTTTTTTCTTCAAGATTTCGACCATTACTTAAAAGAAGTTGTCAAAGTTGATTTCTACATGCGTTATATGGACGACATCGTTATTTTAGCGCGGAACAAACGGGAACTTCATTCCGTGCTTAAAACGATTCGGGAATATCTTCAAGGAATTGGGCTTGAATTAAAAAGCAATTATCAAGTTTTTAAGTTTCATTATATCAATAAACGGGGCGAAGAAAGCGGGCGTTTTATTGATTTTATGGGGTTTAAATTCTATCGAAATAGAACAACGATTCGCAAAGCGACATTTCTTCGTGCTTGTAGAATCGCAAGAAAAATCGGGCGAACAAAAAGACTTACATTGAAACGCGCTTATAAAATCATTTCATACAAGGGGTGGTTTGACAGTTCGGATTCGTTTCAAGCGTATGAAAAATATATCTTAAAATATGTTAGCGTCCGAAAATGCAAAGAGTTAATAAGCGCAGAATCAAAAAGGAGTAATAAAAATGGAAGTAATTTACAAAATAGCGCAATCAAACAAAAGACCGCTTGAAATTGATATAACATCATCAAATGACGGCGTTTATGTTCGACGCGATATAAAAGAAGTCGAAATCGAACTTGAAGACGGGGAAATCTTAAAAAGATTCGAATATCAAGAAGCGTTTTTGTCAAAATCAGAATATGAACAATACGCCCGCGAATTACTTGCAAAAACTATTAACGGCAATGATAATTCGCAAGCGTTCGAAACATATCAAAAGAAACTTGATACGCCGATTGAATATCCCGTGAACGGTTTCACTTATAAAGCAAAGTGGGCGGAAACAGTTTACGCGGGATTACTTCAAAAAGGCGCATTGCTTCCGCAGTTGTTCCCGTTAAAGATTTACGATAGCACCGAACAAGAAGAACGCGCGCAAGTAATGTCAATGGAAGATTTAATCGCGTTGTCTGTTTTCCTTGCAACGGCGCAAGAAAAGTTTTTTGCAGAATATAAAGCGGAAAAGGTTTCTTAATTATTTTTTAATATTTTGGTTGGGTTGGTTGGGTATTTGGTTCGTGGCGCGCATTTACGAATCAAAGTTCGGGCAGGGCTTTTTTAAAAGCAAAAGGGCGATTGAATGCAAGTAACTTCGGTCGGGTCGAACAATCCGTCGTTTGGATATTCGCACCCGTTAAAAACTTTGTTCAAAAAAGGAAAATTGCCGACCGTAACAAAAGGATTCTACGGCGGGGAACTAACAAAGGACACGGTGTCGCTTGAACATCTTCAACCGCATTCACAAGGCGGAAGAACTATTCTTGAAAATTTGGTTCTTGCTACGAAAAAAAATAACAATGCGCGGTCAGATTTGCCGATTTTGGGCTTTATAAACATTGAACATATAAAAGAATACTTGAAACAATTTCAAGGGGTCAAGGTGGGCATTCTCGACGGGGATTTATACATTAAATTGATAAAAAGAACACTTAAAAAAATGGGGGTTGAATTATGAGAATTTTATCAATAGCAATTTCTTTGTTTTTGCTTTTCGGTCAAGTTGTATTTGCAAATGAAAATTTGGCGAATGCAAATCAAGAAATTAACATCGAAGACAACAAAGCAGTTTTAGCGATTCAAAAACAACCCGTTGACGAAAAGTCCGCACAAAAACAAAACGTCGGGCGAAACTGGTTTTGCATCGTTATTCAAGTTAACGGAAAAGTCAAAGATTATAATAATAGCGCCGACAAATAGCGGTTTTGTTTTTTATATAAGGTGGATAATATGAAAAAAGAAAAAGTTTTGTCGGTAATATACGACGTTAAACCCGATTATTGCGACAGGCATGTTGAACATGGCGACGACAAAATAATCGTTTATGATAAAAAAGGGAATAGAATCACACTTGCGGAACATAAGGAATTATATCCTTATCAATTATTGAATGATGTTCGCTTTACTAACGAAACAACAAAAAGAACGTTTATTTTCATTATTGAAGCGGGCTACGTGTGGAACGGGGCGGATATTCCGCCGATTCTTTGGTTTTTCGTAGGGTCAAAAGACGACCCGAAATTCAAAGTTCCGTCAATGGTTCATGATTATTTACTCGAATTTAAGTTTGACATTTTGAAAGAAGTTTTGAACGACGAAATTTCAATCAAAGAATATAGACGATTAACGTCTTTGATTTTCCGTCAATTATTAAAAGACGACGGAACAAAGACAATTAAATCGAATATTATGTCGGGTGCAGTTCAATTCTTTCAAGCGACAATAAACGCCCGCGAATGGAAACAAAAGGGCGGGTAAATAACATGGATAAAATTTTGACAAAAGAAACGATTGTCATTGCGGTTTATATTTTCGTGATGATTGTTCAATCGAATTACTTTGCGACAAAACTTGATTTGTCGAATCTTAAAAATGAAATGCTTCAAATGAAAATTGAGTTGAAGAAATACGCGGACGACGGCGACCGCGAGTTGTTACACAATATCGACTCAAAATATCAAATCATATTGAATAAACTTGATAAATTCGCAAAATAAAAGGAATAACAGGCATGGCAACTGATGAAATCTTTGAAAAAGCGTTGAAATTCGTTCTTGAACGCGAGGGTGGATTCGTAAACGACCCGAACGACAGGGGCGGGGCTACGAATAAAGGCGTGACGCAAAATACTTATAATCAGTATTTAAGAAGCAAAGGACGGGCGACAAAAGACGTTCGTTATATAACCGACGCGGAACTTAAAGACATTTATTACACCCGATATTGGCTTCAAGCGGGTTGCGATAAAATGTCCGACAATAGATTCGCGATTGTTTGCTTTGATACGGCGGTCAATATGGGCGTTTCTCGCGTGCGCGAATTTCTTTGCGCTTGCCAATGGAACGACCTCGACGCGTATTTTTTAGCGCGAATCCGAAAATATAACGAGTTCGCAAAAGTTAAAAGTCAACGCGGATTCTTGCATGGTTGGTTAAACCGAACTTATGCTTTATATGACTTTATTTTTGAACTTTGATTCTTTGTTCAACTCTTATATTGA